GCCGCGCCGCCAGATGCGTCCTACACGCGCCAAGGCCCATCGGGTTATCAACACGGAAGATGACACCGTGGCTGACGAAACGCAGAACGCCCGAGGGAGCGCCTACGATCCAGACGACGATACGTATGACCCCCGGGAGGCGCGCCGTCTTGCGCGCGAACTGATTGCTACCATCGACCGGTCTAGTATTCGAGTGGTAGACGACACTAAGAGCGAGACAAAATTCCGGTTTGGTGATATCGTCCCCAACGTTAGTCAACAGGGGCAGTCCTAACCCATGGGCGCCCCAGCGAAGGTTGCGGATAAACCCAGTTTCGAGGAGTGCTATCCCGAGATAGCGCGCATCGTGGCAACACGGCGCCCGGACTGGACCTACGTATCGGTGATGCCTTATGATGATGTCGCGCAGGAGCTGTTTCTGCGCATTTCAACCAAGTGGCATCTCTACAATCCAGCCAAAGCCCCCAAGCTGGAGCATTGGGTCAATACCCTCATCACCAACGCATTTTTCAATCTGCGCCGCGACGTGCGGCGCTTTGCGCGTCCTTGCATAAATTCGGATAAGAACAGCGGGCGCTACTGCTCGTACAATCTGGGCGGGGACGCCTGCGCTTACACGGCCTCCAAGATTCAGTGCAACGAGTGCCCCCTCTACGCGGAATGGGCTAAGAAGCGCCAACACCAGATGCACAGCCAGTCTTACGTCGCACTGGAGAATCATGCCCAAGAGGTCTCCAACATTCAGGGCGATTTCACTGATGCTGGCCCCATCAAAGAGTGGCTCGACGAACAGATGCTCAAGGAGTTGAACCGTTGGGAGGGTAAAGTCTACCGCGCGCTTTGGATACGCAACATGACGCCGGCCGAAACAAGCGCTTGGCTCATCAAGGAAGCCGCCCAACGTAAGCGTCCCTTGGGACCTAACGAACCAGCTAGCTATCAGGCATGCCTGACCTACCGTCGTGAATTTGAGCAGATGATGAAGGCGTTCTTGCGCCGCGCGGGGCATATCAGCTAACACCTTCATTTGTATGGCCGAAAATATCCCAACTCTGACCGACGCCCAGAAGCAGATCGTGGCTACCAACTATGCCACGGTAGAGTTGGGGGCTATGGTGCCTCTCGTCTTTGGGCCAGATAAACCCGCCGACGTGCGTTCGCCTGAAGCAAAAGCTATCAAGATGTACCTTGCGGGGGAGAAACTAGAAGTCAAGACTGCGGCCACCCCGTACGCGGCGAAGGTTGTGTTGACCGAAGAGCAGAAGGACATGGTTCGGAAACTCCACGAGCGCGTGGAAAAGACGCTAGAACTGACTCAGATGGTATTTGGGGACACTAGCATCAAACAGCTTTCCCAGCCCTACCGGGCCGTGTATGCGTACCGCAAGGAGTGCTTTCCCAGCGGGATCAAAACGGTGGACGAACCGGTTGAGGATGATGAGTACACTCCACCCTCCACCCTAACGGAGCTATGCAGAATCGTTAATACCTACGTCACTACCGGTGACCACCGCAACGCCTATAATCCGGCCAACCTCAAGGTGGCCGAAGAGCGGTGCTTGCGCGCCCTGATGGGCTACCTCCGGGTATATGGGCTCAAGTACACAGCTACGTCCTTCAAGCAGCGCGTGGATCGGGACCTCTTCCTCTCCACCTTCATTCGGTGGACCCATACCAAACCCGACTTGACCGAGATCGAGGTTGACCAGATGATCAGCGCTGCTACTGAAACAGTCAACATTGCGCAAATGGGGCGTGAAATCGAGGTGGTGAAGCAGTACCATCAGGCTATCATTGATGGCGAAGAGATAGACTCGAACGGCAAAAAGCGGCGCTTTGGGCAGGCAGACGTTGAGCAGATTAACGGTCTGCGCACCAAACACGATCAGTCCAAAGGACGATTGAAGCAGCTGATGGAGGCTCTTGAACAGGTACGCTCTAAGCGTATCGACGCCATGAAGGAACGCAACGCATCCATTCTCAACCTGCTGGATGAGTGGATGAAGGATGAGCAGAAGCGGAAGGACATCATCGACATGGGTATCCAAGAGAAGGATGAAGATAAGCGCGAGGTTGGGCGCCTGCGGGATCTTGACGAACTGACAGCCCTTATTAGCGGACAGTCTGAAGAGGAGGCTGGAGCGTGAACGTCTTAACGGGTGGATGGATGGATTCCAAGGATGTCATCTGTGCGTTTGACCAGACGAAGCACCCCGACATACCGTCTCTCCACAACCATCTCAAACGGTTTCGGGTCTCAAGGGCCAAGTACTATACTACGTACCATCCCAAGACGGATCCGCTCACCGGCCAACCCATTCCGTTCAAAGACCTTGACCAGTACCTCTCGCAGGAGTTCACCTCCAAGGTGACTCTGCGCAAATGGCTCGCCCAGTTCCCGGCCGAAGGCTTGAAGTGGTCAAAAGGGTGGTTGGCCAAACGGCGCATTGAGAAGGGTCTAATCTATGCGCCTTCTCAGGTAGAGCTGAGAACCTCACAGTGTCCCACCATGATGTACTACGAAAGCGTGGCAGCCGCCGAGGGCGGCTACTACGGCGTGACGCGCGCGTTGGGGTACGCAGACAGATATCAGCTTCTCCCCCTCAAGTTTTCCCCGTTGCCGTCCGACGCTGAGATTATCTGCGACACCCGGGAACAATCTCCCATTGTGCTACCGCACAAAACGCGCCGTGATACCCTTAGTGTCGGCGATTATGCGCTGGCGGCGCCGCACGATGACGGCCTCCGGTTGGAGCGCAAGAGCCTTGGAGATTTCTGTGGAACCTTGTCGGGGCGCAAAGTGGCGCGCAAGGGGAAGAAGGCTCCTGCCGAAGACAGCGCCCTTGAGCGTTTTGACCGCGAGCTAGCGCGCGCACAGGAGCAAAATCTCTACGTCGTCATGATGGTGGAGGCCTCTATCGAGGATGCCCAGCGTTTCGACTACCTCCCCCAGACCCAGTGGGTCAAAGCCTCCCCCTCCTATATCTTCCACAATCTGCGCTCTCTGCTCATCAAGTACCCCACTACCCTTCAGTGCGTGTTCTGTTGTGGTCGCATCGACATGGCGCGTATCATGATGAAGACCCTTCAGCTTGGCGCTACACAAGCACGTGTTACCGATCTGCAATACGCCTACGAGGCGAAACTCCTCTAGCGTCATGGCATGGCTTGGCAACGGCAATAATCCGGTAGATCCGCATGCTCCTCCCCCGGTTGACATCAACAGGAAGTTCCGAGAAGAGTTGGTGGGTGAGCTACCCGAAGAGCTAGCGCGCAAGACGCTCGGTCAGTTCCTCGCCCATAATCTGGGCATGATGGTGTGGGTACTTACGGGGCGGTTGCTTGAGCCCTATCAGCGCATCATGGTCAAGGGGTGGATGCAGAAAAACTTCACCCTGACGGTGGCAGGTCGTTCCTTCGGTAAGAGTCTAGTCTTCTCCCACTTCTGCTATCTCTACTGCCTTCTCAATCCCGGGCATAAGATCCTAATCGTCTCTGCCACCTTCCGTTCCAGCCGTCAAATCGTGGAACGCATTGACGAATGGGCTCGCTCCAAGAAGGGGACGTTGCTGCGTCAAACCATCGAGACGACCCCGCTGGGCAGTCTCATCACCAAGCGATCCGATCTCGTCCGCATCACCTTCAAGAACGGCTCCGAGATTACAGCTGTCCCATTGGGGGACCCAGACAATCTGCGCGGCTTTCGCTGCAACGTTCTGGGGATTGATGAAGGTTTGCTCATCTCACAAAGCACCATCAATATGGTGCTCAAACCGTTTTTGGCGGGCGGCGCCGACGCCACCAAGAAGCAGCTCATTCGCCGCCGCGAACGACGCCGAATTGCGGCCGGTCAGATGACCGAGAAGGAGAAGGTTGTCTTTCGAGCTGACTCCAAGATGATTGTCCTGTCGTCGGCCTCCTACAAGTGGGAGGAGTTGGCGGCCATGTATCGGATGTACAGGGCTATCATTGAGGGCTCTAAGGATGTAGAAGGTAAGGGACCCAAGGCCGAAGAGACCGATAAGGGCACCTCTAGCTATCTCGTCCACCAGCTTTCCTACAAAGTGGGTAATCCTGACCTCATGGACGCGGGCGTCCTTGAGGAAATTCGCGAGAAGCGGATACCAGACAGCGTCATCAAGCGCGAATACGAAGCGCAGTTTATCGACGAGAGCGGTGGGTTCTTCTCCGCCAAGGAAATGCAGGCTTGCACCATCCCCATGGGGCAGCGCCCCTGCGTGGAAATCGTCGGGGAAAAGGGCGCCGAATACGTTCTGGGTATTGACCCTTCCATTGGTTCTGATCCAGCGGGTGACCATTTTGCTATGTGTGTGCTCAAGATCACGAAGCGCGCGGATGGGCGTCCCATTGGGCTCGTAGTTCATCAATACGGGTGTGCAGGAGTCAAACTAGAGCATCACATCGCCTATCTCTACTACGTCCTCAATCGGTTCAACATCGTGTATATCGTGTGTGATACTACGCAGGGCGACCAGAGCGACTTCATCTCCATCTGCAACGAGAGTGAGTACTTCAAATCGCGCCAATTGGAGCTGAACCCTATCGACGCCGAGTTCGCGCGTGATGACATGACGGAGATTGTCACTCAAGCTAAACGCTCTTACAACGTTTCGCCGACCGTCAATCGTATCGTCCAAAAGCAGTACTTTGCTTCCAGCATCATCAAGGCAGGCAACGACCATTTGCGCGCCTGCTTTGATCAACGCCTAATTCAGTTCGCCTCTCACGCCCAGTCTATCGCGGGCGCCGTCTCTGAGATGTGCCAGCATGATGTCATGGGGATTCACACCATCCACCCCGAGTACCACGACGAGGATTTGGAGGGCAGCTCAAGCATCGGTAACTTTGTGACCTATCAGGATGTCATGATTGAGGTGGTTAAGAAGGAGTGCGCACTGATTGAGGTGACCTCAAGCCCACTTGGTCATCTATCCTATGATCTTCCCCACCACATGACCCGAAGCCGCAAGGACATCCACCGAAACCGGAAGGACAACTACAGCGCGCTGTGGCTGGCGGCTTGGGGGCTTAAAATCCTGTTGGCCCTTCAGGAGATGCCCGAACAAGAGGCCGACGACACATTCATGCCAAAGTGGATCGGCTGACATAGTCGTCTCACGAGTGTATCTGACCCTGTAAAGTCCTCAATTGTCACTTTCATCACTTTATGCCTCGTCCTTACGTCAAACGTAGCCCTCATTGGGAACAGCGCAAACAGCGCGCGCAACCGGTTATGTCAATGCCTTCAATGGGTAACGTACCTGCTGCATCTACTCAGGCCGCCCACATGGAGGCAGAAGCAGCATTTGATGGGCAACCACACTACAGTGCGCGCGCGGCTTGTGGTGGAGGTATCTCAACGACGCAGTATCGTGACAGTGCATCACCTAGCGTATCTCCCTCTAACAGTTTCCCCAATATCCAAGGCGGAGTTATTCCGTGGGCCGCTGATGGAGGCTACTATGGAGCCTCCTACGCGATTGGACTGGCTTATCAGGCCTACTTCAGCTACGCACCCCTGCGAAATACCATCAATCTGCTGACGGATTTCTCAGTTTCCAAGGTGCACGTCAACACGACAAATTTACGTGTCAAGCGGTTTTTCGAGACATGGTTCGACGCCATCAACCTTAATCAGTTCATGGCGCAGTTCTTTCTTGAGTACTACCGCTCCGGGAACGTCTTCATCTATAAATTCAACGGTGAAATCAGCGAGGATGGCATGAACATGCTGCGCGAATCCTACGCCCGTGCAGGCGAAACGATTGCCGCGAAGAAGAGTCCACTTGTTCCTATCCGGTACACCATCCTGAACCCGATGCAGGTTTACCTGCAACAAGGCCCTTACAATAATAACGGTTACGTGCGGATGCTTTCCACGTTCGAGTTGCAGCGTTTGCGTAACCCACAGACGGAAGAAGACGTACAGGTTCTCTTATCGTTCCCTCCTGATATTCAGGCCCAAATCAAGCGAGGCGGAACGTACAACTACATCTACGTTCCACTCGACACCAAGCGTCTCTACTACGTCTTCTATCGGAAGATGGATTACGAGCCTCTGGCTGTGCCGATGGCTTGGCCGGTGCTGAATGACATCGAGTTCAAGCTAGAGCTGCGCCGGATGGATATGGCTCTGGCTGCTACGATTGAGCGGGTGATTCTGCTCATTACGACCGGCCGTCCGGCCGACCAGTGGAATCAGGTGCCACCCAAGAGCACCATTTTGGGGTTGCAGGAGATGTTCAGCAACCAGAGCATTGGGCGGGTATTGGTTGCTGACTACACCACCAAGGCGCAGTGGGTGGTTCCGGACCTCAAGGAGCTGATTGGCCCGGGCAAGTACGAACAGGTGGACAAGGATATTCGAGATGGCCTCGGGTACGCCTTCATCGGGGAGGAGAAGTTTGCTAATGCCTCCATCAAGGTCAAGATATTTATCGAGGGTCTGAAGGAGGGGCGCCGCGCGTTCATGGAAACCTTCCTCATTCCCGAAGTCAAGAAAATTTGCGAAGAGATGGGGTTTCGCAACGTGCCCGATCTGGAATTTGAGCAGATTCAGATTCAAGACGAGGCCCTGATGAACCGTCTCTACGTTCAGATGGCTCAGCTGGGGCTGCTCACCGCTGAAGAGGTCAACGAAGCGCTGCGTACCGGAATGCTTCCCACGGCTGAGGAAAGCCTCGTCGATCAGGAGGCCTACAAGAAGGCGCGATCCAAGGGCCTCTATGAACCGATGGCACCCAAAACGGCGGGTGGCGATGGTCGCCCCTCCGGCACGGGCGGCACGCCGGCCGCGCGCAAGGTGGCAACGCCTATCGGTCAGAGCAAAGCTTCATTGCAAACCGAGACACAAGCGGGTGACCTGTTCCGCCACCCAACGTACCGCTTTGGGATCAGCCGTATTGAGGAGAACCTCACGTCGATGAACGCTCTGCGCGCGTCGGTGGAGAGCGCCCTCTCAAAGCAGTGGAAGGTCAAAGAGCTGGGCGAAGAGGAGCGTGGCATCGCCACCTCCATCGCTATGGCCATCGCCTTCAACGAGGACCCGAAAAACGGAGGCTGGAAGAAGGCCGTATCCGCCTACACGAAGCCCGGTGGGGGTGGCTTAAAGCCGCTCTCGCAGGAGGTCGCGGCGGCCCTTGTGGACTTGCGCACAACGTTTGATTGCCCCGAAGCGCCCGTGGACAGCTGGCGCGCGGCGGTGCTCTTGCGTTCCAAGGTGGATATAACGCCAGAAAGCTGAGCGTATCTGACGGGGGTGTATAACCCTACGTTCCTATGCCCCGCGACATCCTCAAGGACCCACCCAAGCACAAGACGCGCTTCGAGATAGCCGCTCGCGTGTATCAGCCCGACGAGGGGATGCAGCAAGAGGCTCATGCGTCGTTGGATCGCCTCAAGGGGCTATTGCCAGAGGGGATCGATCCGGAAGCCCAACCTACGCTGCTGTATGTCGTTGGTAACCTAGCTGTTGCGGGCGTGCTCAACCTCAACGATGACGGTATCACGTTGGACGATGCTCTGCGCACCTATCGCGCGTTTGAGTGGCAGCAAATCAACGTGGAGCATGATCGTGGAGAGATCCGAGGCTTTGTCGTCAAGGCTGGTTTGAGTGAGTTGGGTACCGACCGTCTATTGACGGAGGACGAGGCTCGCGCCGCCAACACTCCCTTCAATATCGCAATCGTCTTTGCTCTGTGGAAGGTGGCCGATAAGGATCTCGCCAAGTACATCCTCCAAAGCGCGGCGCCGGGCAGCCCCACCAAGGACGACCTGAGCCTGTCATTTGAGGTTGGGTTTGATGACTATGCCGTGGTGCTAGTGCCCAAGGGTACCTCCAACCTCGCGCTGGCTACTCAGATTATCCCGTCAGATGCGGCCGATTTCGACAAGTGGGACAAGATGCTACGCGTCAACAAGGGAGCCGGTCAGTTCAAGGACAGCCGTGTGGGGCGCGTGCTGGCCGGAGACATCATTCCGCTGGGTGGTGGTATCGTGACGGTGCCCGCTGCGGCAGTCAAGGGCATCACGCCGATCCTGTCGGCTGAACCTACAGAGGTGGTCGCGCAAGATGCCGCCGAAGCCAAGACGGGCATGGCCTACCAATACTCGTCTACGCAGTTCACGTTTGGGGCCGCAGATGCTGCGCCTTTTCTTGAGTTCTCAGCAGCCATCCCGGACGATGAGCTGTACATCGTGTACATCGGAGAGGACGGACAGACCGATAACTACCCCAAATACGGTCGCGAGGACGAAATTCACTGTACCGCACTCTACGGCCTGCTCAGTCCGGACCATGCTCCACTGGGATCCGCCCTCACGGGTGCCGGCCCTGTGCGCCTGAGCCTTGGGAAGGTGACCGCCTTTGAGAACCCCGACAAGCCCTACGATGTCCTCAAGGTGGACGTACTGGGTGACGACATCCACCGCGTTCACGCGTTGATCAAAACCTCGGCTAAGCACGAACTTACCCATCCCGTTTTTCACCCACATGTTACGCTGGCCTACCTCAAGAAGGGCGCCGCCGCGCGCTACGTGGGTGACGGACGCTTTGAAGGCCGCGAACTCGTCTTCTCCTCTCTGACGTTTTCAGGATCCAACGGTGTCAAAACCGAACTGCCCCTCACTGTCCCCCAAGTTCCGCTTTTGGCCTCATCTCCATCGTCAGAACCTCAAGACGCCGCCGCGCAAGTGTATATCCCCACCGAGGACCCTCACGACCTTATGGCCGCCGCTACCACACTTTCCCGTCATCTTCATCTCTCGCCCGGTTGGGAGGCGCGCCTTGCCGCTTTACAGGCAGCCGCAGCCAACGACAACGTTCCCCACGGAGGGGACCCACTCCCGGGCGGCGTGAATGTCACGCTGTCGGATGGACGAGAGTTGAAGAATCTCAAGATTTTTGATGGCAAAACTCTGGAACTGGACAAGGAGACTGCTTTTCACGGCGTCATCATCACGGATATGACTCCCGGCGTGCCCCCTCAAGCCTACGATATTCCTGAGTTTGCTCCTCGTCTGCACGACGTTTATCCGAACAAGCGTTCAGAAAAGATGGACGCCGATAAAGCCAATCAGGCCGAGCAAAAAAAGGCTATGAATGCCCCGTATACAGACGCATCCCTCAAGGATGTCATAGCCTCAGTACAGGCCTCACTGGCCGCGCTTATTGCGTCATTCTCCTCACTTGTCACGCAAAATTTTGCGGCGGCGAGTGTATCCTCCACTACGCCCCCCTCTATGACACTCGACGACCTCAAGACCCTTCAGGCCTCGGTTCAGACCACTGAAAAAGTGGAAGACCTCAAGACCGCTTTCGCCAACGTCGCTCTCTTCGCTGCCGAAATCGCCAAAGCCTCTGAGCTGGCTGTTCAGGCCCGCAAGGATGCCGAACTCGCCGCCAGCACCAATGCTGAATCCCTCAAGGAAGTCAAGGCACAACTCGCAGATCTGACAACCCGCTATAACGACGCGATTGCCGCCCAACAGGCTGCCGCTACCGAGCAGGCGTTTCAAGAGCGCATGAGCGCTGTCGCCGAAGTGTTTGCGTTTGACGACGAGACCCGCGCTGAGGTTGTGACCGAAATCAAGGCCTGCGCCGACGCGGCGGCTTTTGAGAAGTGGATGGCTCGCGCTAAGAAACTCTATAAGGGCTGGACGAAAGCCGAGAAGGCCGCCCCGTTCGAGAAGAAGGGTGACGACAAAAATGATATGGAGCCCGATAAGGATGGCGATGATTGTAAGGCCGCCAAGGTCGCTCTCGCCTCTGCCGCCGCCAAGGTTGTTGACGCCAATGTCTCAACCATGATTGATCCCGCCACGCTCGCTGCCTCCAGCGAATCCCTCAAGGAGAAGTACATGGCGGTTGCCTCCAAGAACATCCGCATCGGCGGAGAAACCCTCGGCACCATCTCTGAGAACGCTGCTAAAATCGTTCGCAAGACCCGCTAATCCCCACGCTCTTACATAAAACTCTCGCCGCGCGAGTGTATATCCCCGCAACCCCTAAGAACCACCTCCCCGTATCATGAGCCTACTTACCGATGGCAATCTTCTCCCCTTCAGACAGTATGGTCCTGCTGAAGTGCTCAACATGTTCTCCTTGGATGCGACCGGCCTGAACGGGCAGCTCGTCACCATCACGAACAACAGCAACCAAGACCCGGCGACGAGCGCTGGTGCCTACGCTAACCGCGCCCCGAACGGCTACGCCGTCACGAACGTTGGTAACTACGCATACCAGAACGCCCGCAAGGTCCGTCCTTGCGCTGCTACGGACAACCGCAGCAACGTCATCGGTGTTACGCTCCACACCACGGCTCTGTATGACGAAAACGGCAACCTTCTCGTCAACCAGCCCTACGAGCACACCATTGAGCGCGGCTTCGTCCAAACCGGCTTCACCGTTCCGATTCTGACTCGCGGTGTTATCACCGTCAAGCTCAGCAACATCGGTGGCGTTCCGATCCCCGGCTATGCTGCCGTCATCGGCACGGGCGGTCAATTCGCGGTCGGTAACCCTGCTGACCTCGTCGTCATCGGCACCGGCACCCGCGTTGTCGGCAAATACCTCTCCACCACGGGTTCGGCCTTCAACGGTTACGCCCAGATCAAGCTGGAGCTGTAATCGTCGCCCTCTAACCACGACCCCTCACTCCTAACCCTCCAGCAGGTATTACCCCTCTCCCCATGAGCAACAAGAGAAAGATCCGCATCCAGATCGACCAGACCCCCGAGCAGCTTGACCTCGTCAAGCGCATGGGCTCCCGGAACAAGACCGAGTCGATGGCTGCTGCCGAAGCAGTCGCGGCCGTAATGAGCCAGCCCATCTTGCAGGTCATCGAGCAGGCCAACACGGTGGCCAACTTCTACACGACCATCGGCTACAGCGCGGGTACGCCCTCGAATCTGTTGCTGGATGACTACTTCGACATTCGTCAGCAGAACTTCCTGAGCGTCTGGACCCAGAGCCAGCCCGGTGGTACTGCCATGAACTTCGTGCAGGGTGCGACCGAGCTGTACGTGCAGACGTATCCGCTCTACACCGAGATCACGATGAACAAGAACTACCTGCGCGCAGGTCAGTTGAACCACCTCGCGAACGGCCTCACCCGCCTCGTGCAGGAAGTTCTCCTGCTCCAGCAGACCAATGCTGCGTTCGTTCTGTTCAACTCTCTGGCCGGCGCCCGCATCGATGGCACGACCAGCACTGCGACGAGCAATCTTCCGATTGACCGCGTGGCGACTGCGAATGTCTTCCAGATGGACGACTTCAACGACATGCTGATTGGTTATGACCGCACCACGGCGTCGTGGGTCGGTGGTACGCCCGTCAACGAGGATCGTGAAATCACCGACATCCTCGGCTCTCCCGAGTGGATGGGTCAGATTCGCTCTATGACCTACCAGCCCCAGAACACGCGCGCCGGTAGCCTTGCCACGCAAGGTGCCACCGCTATCGCGGCTCCGGATAGCGTTCGTGAGGCCGCTTGGCGCGGTGCGGGCGTTCCCACCCTGTTCGACAAGACTCTCCACAAGGTCTACGAAATGGGCGTCGGCTCCAATCGTGCCTTCAACCAAATCTTCGCTACCGCTGCTGGTTCCACGGCCTACCCGGGCTATGGCCAAGGCTTCGGCGGTGGCAGCACTGCCCAGTTTGACGTGAACAGTGAGGAAATCGTCCTCGGCCTGAACGCCAACATGTTCGACCTCGCTCGTCTCCGGATGAACGAGGAAGGTGGCGAACTGAGCCTCACGGCCGAAGAGTACGCCACTCGCGAAGAAAAGGTTGGATTCTACGGTGGTCTCCGCGAAGGCTACGTGTCCGTTGAAGGACGCGCCAAGTTCGCCAAGATCATGTAATCTGGCTGATTCTCAACACTCTAGCCCGCGTTTGACTTCAGTCAGCGCGGGCTTTTTGTTGCCCAAATTGGGGGATTAGATTACGTTACTTACGATACCTGAGTGGGTTAAATAGGCTTAGCCTTCTGGAGACTCACCGGAGGTGTATATCTCACCGCAGAGTGCGTCCAAATGGCGCCCTGTAAGGCCCAAGGTAAAGTCATCGTTCAGTTCTCTCTACATTCCTATGTCTACTCCTCGCAAAAGCTCCCAGTCCAACCCAAAGGCATCCTCAAAACAGCCCCGCGTGATGCGCGAGGCCACCGGAGCCCTCCCCACGGCAGAAAACGCCCAAAATACCACTGCTAAGGTAACAGAAGCACGGTCTAGCGCGCAGCCCGCGCCCGGCGTTAGTGCTGGTCATCAGGCTGACGGGTCATTTACGCCCATCACCGGGCCGATTACCAGCGTGCGGCAGCTCACCCGGGGACCCAATGTCGCGAAGAACAGTATCGGGTCGTTTGCCACCATGGCAGCCTATGGCGACTATCTGCGCACTCTGCGCCCGTTTGAGCTGAAGCGGCACGCCTTGGAAGAGGCGCGCATTGTGCCCATCGACGATATGGGCCGCCTGATTCGGCGCCTTGAGGCGAAGTGGACGGAAATTTCGGCTAAGGAGGGCGGTCGTAAAGGCGTGAATCCGCTGCCTCAACGTCAGCCGTTTTCGGCTGAACAAATCGCCGCGCAAGAGAAGGTTCGGCGCGAGATGCTCGGCGGCCGAGCCTAAGCGCCTCGGGGGTGTATAACCAGTAGCCATGCGCCCCCTCTTCTCATCCTCTCTTCATCATGCTTAGCGGTGCACCTCTAATCGGCGAATGGAGTACGGGTGTGTGGCAGAACCTTGGGCAGCCCTCCTCTCTGTCCGCCCTCACCATCTCCGGCTATGCCAGCCAGCCCAACACGCTGGGCACCCTGAACTCTCGTTTGGGCACGTGCTTCATCGGCACGGGCATCAACGGAACCGGCTACTCCTACGCAGCCGAGCCGCCGCTGACCAGCGCCGAGTTGTCCATTGTAGAGGGCCTCTTCCTCGTCAGCTGGTACAGTCAGCTGGCCGTTACAACGATGGGCGTGGGAGGCAGCACTATTCCGTGGCAGTCACTCGCCGAGGGTGATTCCAAGATTGCACGCACATCGGTCGTCAACATCGGTAAGGAATACCGGGAGATGGCCAAGGATGCGCGTATCCGTTTGGATTACCTCGTGGGCGCGTATATCGACAATAGCGCGCCATCTGCCGTCGTCATCGACTACCTCAATCCCGGTTATCCGTATCCCTATGGGGGAAATAGCTGGTACAATACTTCCAGCCAGCGCGGGCTTCAGGGCAATGGGTCCATTATAGGGTAAGCGGTAAGACCGCGACGCGGCCATGGGAACGCCCTCCACCAACGTATTTGGGCAGTTCAATGCTAAGAGTGTCTGGGTCACCTCAGGCGCCTTCTCGCTCGACCAAACGGTTTCTGGTTCTCTCCAGCAGCTGTCGCGCGTACAGGATGTCACCTATTCGGTGCCCTATCCATTGACGGCCAACACCTATCTCGACAGTTCGGTCGAGGCCTACAATCCGGTACCAGCCGGAGTCAACGTGGACATTCGGACCTACAACACCAACGGGCGCAACGAGTGGTTCCTTGGCTTGGCCAAGACGAACAGCTCGGGCACTCTGCTCCTCGGGTTGGACGACGAGAAGGACCTCTACGTTGCCTCCCAAGACATTCAGGGGTACGACGCAATCGGCGCGCCGGCCACCGCGCCCCAGACGGTGCTCGGTCTCGCGCAAGGCGTCATTACGTCCTACGAGCTGGGGGCGCAGGTGGGCGGCATCATCGAGAGCCGCACGAGCATGAATTTCCTGACGGCCGTGGCCTACACGGGATTCTCAGGCGTGACCGTCCCCTCCGTCAACTACAAGGATGGAGATTCCCGCACAGGACGCTTCATCATCCCACCCGCTCTCTCCCAGTACAATCCCAATGCTACAGGCTTTGATGCTCTGATGTATGGGGCGCCCGCCATCGGCGCGCGCGACATGATCGTGATGTTCACCCAGAACAACCCCTTCGCGGTTGTCTACACCGGGCAGCAGGCAGTGTATCTGCAATCGTTCAATCTGGCCCTGACCGTGGATCGCCAAGAGCAGAAACCCCTTGGGTACACCTACCCCACGGCCCGCCAGATCATGTACCCCATCCGGGTTGACTTGACGACACAGGCCTTGGTGTCCAAGCTACAGGCTGATCGACTGGATCGCCTGAACTGCACCACTACCGGCTTCTCCATCAATCTCGTGGTCAAACAGCCCTGCTCCAGCGCCACGATGTTTGGCTTCTACTTCGACAATCTCCAGATTGCCTCGCAGTCCTTCTCCAACAGCATCGGCCCCGTAGACACGATAACCACGCAATGGCGCGGCTGGATCCGGACGCCCTGCGATGCGTTCTTCAGTCCCTACGTCCAGTATGTCGTGGATTTGGCCACGACGGGCGCGTGGGGCACCACGTGGTAAAGCGCGCGCTGCGCGTTTAAGCAGGGAGAGGGGCGCCGTTCGCTGCGGCGCTTTCGGCCGCCAGCTTGGCCGCCGTCTCGGCCGCATAAGCCTGCTCCAGAGCCTTCTTGGTCTGGGCCTGAATATGGAGTGAGTACGAAACTGCTCCCCGATACTGCTGAATCTCGTTCTCGATAACGGTCAGCTGTTGCTCGCGCTGCGCGAGCGTCTTGGTGATGTCCTCGTGGTTGGTGACGAGCATTTGTAGCTGAGCGGCAAGGGTGATGGCAGGTGAAGACATAGTGAAAGGAGGTTACGTAACGGTGACCGTCGCGTTTGAGCTGTTGGCCGGCGTTCCGCCGTACGAGTTGGTGACCTGACAGTAGTAGGTCCCGGCGTTGGCAAACAGGATGGGGTTCCATACGTGCTGATCCGAGGTGGCACTGATGTTGCCCGTGCGAGGCCCAGCCACAGACGAACCATTCTGGAACCACTCAAAGTACAGGGTGCCATCGCCGCCCGCGCTGCATTGCAAGGCGTAAGGACCTGTATTGTTGGTGGCCGTAACGTTGCTGGGATTGGAGGTGATATATGGATCGGTACGCACAGTTACGTGGACTACATCAGTATAGGTCGTTCCTACCGTATTCGTCAAACGACACCTGTAATCCAGCGACAACGGCGGCGGATTCGTCTTTGTGTACGTGTTGGTCGTGGCGCCGCCGCCAGACACGTCAGTCCACCCACCGCTGTCCTTCTGCCATTGGTAGGAGATGGATGGGTTTCCGATTGCGGTAACGCTGAGAGTATAGTCATCACCCTCATTGACCGTGGTGCCAACCGGCTGGACCGTGACGATGGGCGCAAAATTAGCCGCCCGAAAGCGCGTCTTTAGGTCATTGCCGTTCGATAGTTTATACCCTGTATTTCCTGACAGTTGATCTCCACCGGTGCTAGTCTCATACCGGTTGGCAATATCGCCCTGCGTGCCCGCGCCATTTGAGACCACGAAACCGGTGTCGGCGCCCGCCGCCGTGGTGCGCGCGGAGAACAACGTGTCGAAGTCATCAGAACCCACCTTGAATCCGGAGGCCATATTTCGGGGGATTATCGCTTCAGGTCGTTCACCTGCTGGGAGAGGTCTTTAACGGCCTCAATCAGCACAGCGGTCAACCGACCGTAATCTACGCCCTTAGCATCT